CAGGCCATCAGTAGCGAACCAAATCTGTTTCCATTCCCCATCTGCGGTCAGAGAGTCTTTAGACACGCGCCCAGCATTTAAATACATCAAATACTTGGCCCAATGTTTATTACTCTTCAGATCGCGTGCTGTTGAGCTCCGTAAGGTGCTCTTAAATTCCCAACCTCTCACGAGGAAGAATTTAGTCGGATCAAGTTGGAAACCCTGGAGTACTAGGGCAACTTCATCTGAAACAGCTGATCGTTCCCTTGGCATTTTCGGTGTAATGAAAAATGCTGGGAAGTCAACAGAGATAGGTCCCCGGTGTCTCTCCCTATGATCATTCGGACGCAGTGATGCGTCAAGATTGACTAAGGGACCACCATGCAAGGCATTTGGTAAGACACGAAGGAACGCCCTGTAAAGGGCACGGAACGAGTCATACTTGAGGGATAAGACGTAAGCCTTATTCATTAAGATGACACAATCTCCAATGGTTTGGGGCCACATGAAATCAAATGATCTCACGTAACCTTCATCCTTATGGAAATTCGCTCCGCAAGACTCTCGGAAGGGGCCGGTAATGAAAGATTTCTCTTCATTAACGACAAACCCAACCTCCGTAAGGAGGCCGATGAGGGTACCAGCGTCAGAGGGTCGGATTGTAATATCGTCCCCAAAGACAGTAGCCTCGTGGTCTAATTCCTTACACAGTACAGTCAAAATGAGTGTCATGAGTTCAAAAGTGAACCCGTTTCCCATAGATGAAATCTTTTTGGTTATATGGTAAGAACCATCCAACCCAAGAACCATCTGTGAGCGAGTCCTCTCGAGAGAGTCCATGAACCATTTTGGGAAAAGGAATTTGCATAGTTCAACCGAGACCGAGTCAGATGCATTTGACAGGTCGATAGTTGCCCAGCGGTCCGGTCTTGCTACTTTTAAGCGATGTTCGTCGCTTAGAGTATCAAGATCAATGCCGTACTCCTTTAGGAGAACTGCACGGATACCTTCTCCAATTACTGATTGTGTCAGGGTGTTTCCGAAACATTCAACGTTGATCGGTCGTCTTTTATCATTGTTTTTAGGAACCGTACTAAAACGGGATCCTTGCTCGAAACGCGTAATTAAACGTAGTTTCTCGCGAAAAATGAGAAAGCCAACCTTTTGGGTAGGATCAGCTGCTACTCCTCTTGAACAGCGTTCGAAGAGGAATTTGTCTGCAGCGGATCTCGACAGATCAAAGTTATGGCGTCG